CTCACACAATACTTCAGTAGTCACATTATAACCGTGTTTTTTAATATGCCGTATCCAAACAATACCAGAACCTTGGTACAAATGTGGATCATTTTTTGTGTATCCTAGATATTTTAATCCGGTTATTGTGTGTGTTTTTTTATACAGATAGAACATTGATTTACTCCTATAATATAGTATTTATGCAAACCAATGTGTCTATTCATGTTTTTTTAATCATCCTTTTTCTCATACATTACTGTGTTTGTGTCGCCAAGAGCCCATTTAGAATCAGTTTCTACTGACCATCGTTTAGTGGCTACTCTAAAATCTGACATCTTCAATTCTTTTGGATTACTACTTGGTTCTAATATTAATATACGGTTGTTTGGTTGTGTTGCAAACTGACCGTTATCTAACTTAACAAAATTATATGATTTGTGGTCTTCGATATCTTCACTAAAACCAGTATCAAGTATATTGAAATCGGGATGAGCTGAATCAACTGTGAACATATACTCACCATATGCCCAGCCACCAGATTTTAATTTAACTTTACATTTCATTGACTGTAACTGTGCTTTTTTAATAACAGTTATATCATATGATAAACAATCCCACAATTGCAAATAATCTAAAGGTAGAGGTTCACCAACAATGGGCTTCCAACAAAATGCATGTAATGGTAATTTATCATACAATGCGCCATAGTTGTTTAGATATGCTTCAATACGAAATGCTTGTCCTCTTAGTGATTTAATACTCACCCACCAACAAGATTCAAGTTCTCCATGACCTTTTTGAAAGTCATAGAGGAACTCTTTACGAACAAAGCATCTTACCGGAGGAAGATTAGCGACAATGTGTGCCATTATATTCTTTTTCTTTTATAATTTCAATGTGGGAATTATTCACAGGCCAAACATCCTTCTTCTGTAGAAGCAAGTGCCTTCAAATTCAATTCTTCGATGATATGTCGTTCAATTTTCTTTGATACTTTATCTGCCTTGGCCAACTTCTCACTTCTGCAATAATATAATGTTTTCAAACCTTTTTTCCAGGCCATAAAGTGTACTGCATGTAGATATTTAATGTTTACATCTGGCCGAAAGAAGAGGTTAATGGATTGCGCTTGGTCAATGAAACTTTGTCTGTGAGCTGCATGGTCCACAACCCATCTTTGGTCAATCTCCATACTAGTTTTGAACACTTCTCTTGTGGACTCCTCAAGAAACTCCAAATGTTGTACCGATCCGTCATTAGCAATAACACTTGACCAGATTTCGTTATAGTCGATTGTGGCATTGTCTTCACACTTCTCCTTTATAATTTTATCCAACCATTTGTTTTTGTTTAAGTGCGAACCAGAAATGGTGTCCTGTCTATACGCATTGGCTCGATACGGTTCAACACTAGGTGAAGTGTTACCCATAAGAATACTAGAACTAGCATTAGGAGCAATAGCCGTAACATGACTAAACCTGCGACCCGTACCTTTGGCATCTGGTGCTTCACCTCTTTCACTACCCAATTGAATATTAGCTTCATCTAATTTTTCTTTAATGTGCTTAAAGATTCTGATGTTTGCTGATGTGGCAAGCGCTGACTCCCAAATAATTGCATTACGCTGTAGGTAAGCATGAAACCCAAGAGCGCCAATCCCAATGCTACGCTCCCGTTGAGCAGAAAATTTTGCTCTGGAAATAGAATCTGGAGCATTATCAATAAAATACTGTAACACATTATCAAGCATTTCTGCAACATCTCTGAGAAAGAGTTTGTCGTTTTTCCACTCATCATAATACTCCAAGTTCAATGACGATAAACAGCAAACAGCAGTTCTTTGTTTATCAGTCGGTAATATAATTTCAGAACAATTGTGTACTAAAATATTATTGGCATAAAAGTTATGATTATCATCAACTGTAATATCATACACATCTTCTTTCACATTCAAATAACTAATTTTTATTGCCATATTTTCTTCCTTTATACCACCCATCACCGGGGTGTGTTTTTGATTGTTTGACCGTTCTTAATATATCGTTACTGTACCACATTTTACCATTATTAGCATCAGATAGAGATTTCTTATGATCCGATGACTTAATTCTACTCAACCTATCTAATTCCTCAACAGGCAGATTCAGCTCACTAGATAAACCAATCTTGAAACTGTTTTGATAATTGGAAAATCTATTCTTAGAAAAAAACTTAGGTATACCATCATATTTATTTCTCAGTTTTTCTGGCATATTTCTATAAGTAAAATCTTCTTTTTTTGTGTATGTATTAAAAATTAAAACACATTGCTCTAATATAAAATCATCGGAATATCCAGACCATCTACCGTTTAATTCCTTTGTAGAATTAAGTGTTACTTTTGATAGCCAATCATCATATTTTTCATCAGGAACTATCCACCCACCACAACCTCCAGGTTTTGCATTATAACCATGAACCATAGTGTTGTATTCGTTAATCGTTTCTTCTTCAATCCTTCTACAATCTTGAATACATAGATCATCAAATAATATTTCTTTACTGAATGAAATTTCTCCGTATTTTCTTATAGCTGAGTGAAATCTAAATGGACTTCCATTTTTAGCAGATGAGCAATGTGAATCCCATCGTTCATTTAGAGTTCTTTTTGTCATTCCAATGTATTTTTTACCATTAATGGTGTTTGTTATGCAATAGACTATCATTTTATTCCTTTAGTAAGTAGATATATCTATTTATAATTTTAGATTTTTCTACTTACTAAGTGTATCAAAGAATATCTAAGATATCGTCTTCTTTAAGTTCTTTTGCCATTACATAACCACGATTTTTAGTGTAAATTTTATGTTCTGGTGTGCATTTGATGCTTTTACCAGATTCTTCATCTTCAATAAGAATTAATTGTGAATTACGAGCAGTCAATGCGGCGTTTGTAATTTGACTATATTCTACAATTCCACTATTTAAGTTTTTGGATTCAACTTTAATAGCTTCACCTTCATTAAACAATGTAATAATTTCATCAAGTCTAATTGATTTCTTGTCGTTGTCGATGATAACAGCTACTAAATTATCACCAGTAAGACAAAGATTTGATTGCCTAATTTTCAGACCAAGGTCTTTTTGAAACTGAGGCATCATTCTATTGCTAGTATCTATGAAGTGTAGATACGGTTCGCCTGTGTGCATACGAATCTCTAAGATTTGTTGCCACAAATGTTTTGCTGATATTGTATCTTTAACTTCATCGGTATGTGGGTCTTTTAATTCCCATGTATCATCAGCATTTTTATCCAACATACACTTTTCAATCAAGTGCATAAAATCATCGGTGATATTGATGCCGTGATGTAGATTGAGTGTTCGCATATTGGGATCACCCGTTGGTTTTCTCATCTCTAAAAAGATAAGGATATCGGGATGAGAGATATCAAGATAAGCGGCATAAGAACCACGGCGAGTGCGACCTTGACGATATGCGAGGCTTGATGCATCATATGTTCGAAGATGAGGCATAACACCAACAGACTTATCATCGGTGCTACGAATACCAATTCCAATTCCTACTCCACCACCCAACATGGATAACCAATTTACTTCCGACAAACAATTGACAAGACCTTCTGATGAATCATCAAGATAAGGCAAAAAACAATTATGCACAATCATTTTAGATTTACCCACAACAAAAGTGTGGGTGTTGGCAACTTGTATATCAAAAACTTTTTCTGTTTTGACAACTTTTTTAAGCGAAAAATTCATTTTATCTCCAAATTAAGGTAGAAAACATATAAATAACAACATAAGGAGAACTTAGATGAATATTTATGAAATACTAAAAACTAAATCAAACAACGAACACTATCTAAAAAGATATGTGAACTTTATAAATTCTTGCAGAAAACACAATCAAGAACATTTTAATGTATACACCGAAAAACATCATATTTGCCCCAAATCTAAAGATATGTTTCCAGAATATAAAAACTTAAAAGAACATCCTTGGAATGAATGTAAACTAACATATAGACAA